TCACGAGACTGCTCAAGGGACACATGAGTAAAAGCAATCCGTTCAGCGATTTCTTCGATAAACGGACTGTACAATTCAGGATTGTTGACAAAGGGTTTAAGCGTATTATTCACAACAAGTTTCATTTACTGTATCGGTTGTTCGCCAGTATTGCCTGAGAAGCCCTGTTCTCCTGGCTGAGGCGCTGTTCCTGTTCCTATGGTACCTCCCCCACTACCTTGGGTATCCTGTACCTGTACGCCAGCAGGAGCGCCCTGTGGACCTCCTACCCCTGGTTCAGGCTGTGGTGGTGGATTAGCTTCTTGGAACTTTTTAAGAATCTCAGCCTGTACTGCAGCCTGTGTCATATTGTTGCCAACTTTATCAGGATCAAGATCCATAGACTTAGCAATCTCACGTACAATATAATCCATACGTGCAAATGGTGCCAGTGCTGGGTTTTGTACAACTTGCAAGAACTGCATCAAGCGTTGACTACGTACTTCATTGGCCATCAGGCTTTCTGTACCACGAGCTTTAACTTCTAGGTCTCCTTTAATTTCTTTATCAAAATCAAACTGCATGTTAAAGTTAAAAAATGCCTTACCAAGTGGAGCAAGCAGATAGTCATCTATGTTTTTAACCACATTCCGTATGCTACCGTTGGCAGCAGACATAAGCATAGAAATACCAGAAGCGGTACGACCCACACCAGATACTCCTGTTTGACCATGAGCAAACGAAGGAAAACCAGTAGACTCATCAGCTAACACCCTTGCTTTGTCAAACATCTGCATATTTTCGTTTGATACGTTTGGAAACTTAGTACCAAAAATAGCCTGTCCTGGTGCTCCGCCTTGACGCCTAAAGACTTTCCCAGGATATACAGACAAGTCCTGACCAGGAACTAGATTAGTTTCGTCTACCTCAATAAGCAAGTTGCCTGACAGCGCAGCATTATCTACAGCCATACGCATAAACCCATTCATAAGAGTTTGCGTATCATCCATATTTTCTGCAATACCTACCCCAAAAATACTGTAAGGATTCATTTCATAAGGAGCAGCAAAGTATGGAATATAAGCAGGAGTAAATGGATTCATTACCAATCGCAACACCTGACCGTTACAAATCCAAACATTTACACTTAATTGTTCAGCATCTTTAAGGTCTTTTGGAATATCAATATCCTGTTGTTCAAGAATTTCTGTATCTACAAAACCCCAAAACTCTAAAACTTCAAAACGTTCTGATTTAGACTCCTGAGAGTCATCTTCCATAACTTGCTCCCACCATTCCTTTGTGTAAGATTCACCAAGGCGTAGTGCATTGTCAATTGCATTTTGACGAAAGTACGGACGATTTTTTAGTGAACGTAATTGTGACCTAGACATCTTATGTCTTTCAATTACATATTCTGCTTCTTCCATTGTAGCAGCGTCTGGATCAGGATAAAAATTCCAAATAGAAACAGAAGTAGTTTGAGGAATAGTTTTAAATACAGGAGAATAGTTTCCATCCTCATCCCAGTTTGCATATTCTTTATCTACTGCAAATGGACCTTTCATAATACCAGTACCAAACAAAGCAGACTCAAATGCAGCGGCACGTAAATGTTTTTTTGCATGAGATTCTTCTAGTTGGTCATGTATTTTCTTTTCCATCTTTTTAGCTGCAACTTCTGCAGGAAAAAACTGAGGAGAAGTAGGAGTTTTAGCATATCCAGGTTTTACTTTATCAATTACTGGCGAAAGAGTTTTTTCTAAACCTGCTAAACGTTCTCTAAACTCTGGGTAAGTTTCACCAGGAAGTAAATCAGGCACAGACTCATTAGCCTTTACCTGATCAGGATTTGTTTCAAAATTTACAACTTCTTCTACGTTATCAGGAAGCCTAGTTGGATCAATACTAATAGGAAATTTATTTCCACCAAAAAGAACATCTGCAATTTGTCCGTATGCAGCAAGAACTTTTGTCTTTGTAACTTTTACAAAAACTTGAGATTTTTCTGTAGAAGTAAATTGTACATCAGGCCCATAAATACCTCGATAGTTTCTATAAGCTTGTATCCAACGTTGTTCTTCTGTTTCTCTGGCTGTTTCAGCTTTTGAGTATTTTTCTTCTACAAAAGAAATAATTTGACCAATTTTTGGATCAGAATATTCTTTTGGTTTTACATCATCAATAGAGGAACTTTCTACTCTATCCATGATCATTTCTTCAAAGTCTTCTTCCATATTTTACCCTTAATAGCCAAATCTTGAGTCGGCAGCTTGAAACCCTGTCTTTAAATTAGAGACATCAAAGTCAAATAAATTACTTCTTGGTCTTGTCATTATACCGTATCTTAAAGCATCATACAAGTGGTCTTCTGCATTTGTATCTACATCTTCTGGATTATTTTTATCCAAAGGTATGGCAGGTAGCTGAGAAATGGTATGCTTACAAGTGTTAAAAAATACGAGTCTTGGTTCTTCAGTAAACTCATCAACTTGGAGTCTTCTATGAATTTCATTTTTACCCGCAACACGAGATCCCCTTGATCTATCTGATGGTCTCCATCTGCATCCTTTTATAATCATTTGTTCGGCTAGACTAGGACCAGTATCACCACGATTATGCCATAATGAGGAGTCTAAAACTCCATATCGCATTTTTTCTCCATCTTCTATATCTAAAATCATATCTGCAAGGTTATCTGCAGTAATTTTAGAAACATACAACTCTCTATAAACTACAAGTTGCTCTGCTGGAGTTACGGTAAACCAAAGAACTCCTGTATGAGAACCATATCCATAGTCACAAGCTCTAAACTTTACCCAACTGTTTGGTATGTCATAAGGTTCTACAACGTGTATATTACGATTAAATTCAGGAAACGCTGCACCCTCATTTATATCCCAATCACCTTCTAGCAATTGCCTTCTTTGATGCTCTGGCAACGACAAAAGGTTGGCTTCATACATACCATCTTCTGCCAGATAGGGATTATCAAAGAGGGTGGCTGGAATAAATTTACGTTTGAACAGAGGCTCACCCTCTCTACTATGACCTTTCGGCCAAGTAATAACATTACCACTTTCTATATCTGTAGCCCAAAAAGACTTATTGTGAACTCCAGGGTCAATAAAGGTTTTTTTAACCCAACTATGACCTGGCCCCCCTGGGTTTGAAGTAGCTCTCATGTACAAGGGTAGTCCACTAGCTTTTGTACTACGCAGACGTGACCTCATATAGTTCCAAGGATAAGGAGTAGGCCATTGAGTAAGTTCGTCAAATCCAATCCAGTTAAATGCCTGACCTTGGTAACGCATTACGTCATCATCACGGTCTAGGTATGACATCCAGAGAGTTGCTCCACTAGGTGCTACCCAAGTCTTGTCTCTCTCCATAAACTTAATTCCAGGAATTGCTTTGGGGTACAACTCTTTTGATACTGAAACAAGTTCTCTTAATTCTTCTGTGCTTCTACGTACAAGCAGCATACGTGCCTGAGGGTTATTTAAGTAACGTACTGGGTCAGCAACCATTGCGTAGGATTTACCACCACCAGCACTACCTCCGTACAATACTTCTTGTTCTGTGGCAGAAAGAAAATCTGTTTGAGGTCCAGGATTAGGTTGAAAGATTATTTCTCGTACAGCTTTTTCTACATCAATTGATGGGGGCAATGGCTGCGCCGATACTACCTCTTCTGATTTTCTCTTCAAGCTTTTCCGCCTTTTCGAGAGCCTTTTTGTATCGCTCGGCAAGGTAGCGTTGGTTTGAAGCTTCTCTCTTGTACTTTTCTTCAAGTTTAACTCTCTTGTATAATCCTACATGTGACATATACCTACCTGATTCGTTACTTAACCAGTTTGCTACATCTCTGTAACTGTACTGTTTAAGAAACTTTTTAGCTTGTTCATAAAGTTCAAGCTCATCTTGTATAGGTAAAAGAATCTCAGGATCATTAGGATCTTCTTCGTATCCAAAAGGAATTGTTCTGCCTACTCTGACTAAAGGGTACCAGACTTTATTTCCATCTACTCTTTCTGGAGCAGGAAGTCTCCAAGTTTTATGTGTCTTCATTTTCTTTAGGGGGTAAAATAAACAAAGGACTGTCTGACTTTACCTCAACTTTTTCTGTCTTAGCAAATCCAGCTCTGTCCAAAAAGTCTTTAGCAGCAGCCATCTTTTCTTTATTTCCCAAGTCTGTAGGATTTTGAAGTATTTCCATCATAGACCAAGCTGCCTGTGGTCCACGAGTTGCAATAAACTTTTTAGTAAGTTCTGCAACCTCATCAATCAGACTGTTCATAACGGTTGTTGAAGATGTACCCTCAGCATATCCAGCAAGCTTAATAGCTTTAACTGGATTGCCTTGGGCTTCTTCAAACAAGACATCTAAAAACTTTTGCTGTTTTTCAGTAAGGTTTTTTGCCATTTACTTATTCTTTTTCTTTTCTGCAGCACGTATCTTAGCACGTTCTACTGCAGTTAAGGGTCCAAATTTTTCTAGGGCTTTTTTAGCTGCAGCATTTCCAGGATTTTCAACAGCCCTTCTCACAGCTTCTTCTCTACGTGCACTAGCTGATGGTTTAATAGCTTTCTTAGTATCTTTTACAAGCTGATCAACAGGGCTTCTAGAAGGAGCAAACATTTTTGGAGAATCCAACATAGAAGTTCTTACTTTTGGTTGAGATGCAGTTTTAGTCGTTTTTGACTCTGGACGAGCTTTGGGACGAAGAGAAGTCGACAAAGGCTTACTAAGGTCTGATGCATAAACAGCAGCCATAACCTTTCCGTTTTTGTCTGTATAGTACAAAGCTCCTGCTTTTTTAGCTGCAGCAATACTTTTATATTTACTTGCTTTAGCTTTTTCTGCAGCAACAGAAGAACCCTTTGCTTTAATTTTTGCATTAAGATATTCACGTAAAGTAGCCATTATTTTTTACCTCGTTTTTGTGTTCCTGGGTTTGACGCACCACATTTAGCCATGCCACCTTTCATATACCCCATTTTCTTCTTAGCCATACCACCACCCATGTAGCCCATCTTCTTAGCTACCTCTGGTGCTTCTTTCTTTAGAGCTTTCATACCTTTGTTCATCATTTCTTTAGATCCTTCTTATGAAATAACCGTTTGCTACTTGCTGTATGTTTTGCACCCGACATAAGATTACCTTTAGCGTCCTTATGTGTAGCACCTTTATATTCTTTACCATTCTTGAAGTAATGTTTTACCCCTGCAGCCATTTCTATTCTCCTATGCTACCACAAAGTCTACTATCTGTCCCTGCGGCACTTTGTTCATGTTGTGTGGATGATAAGCATAAATACTCTCATGCTTAAACTCATCTGCTTTTCTATCTACAGACTTACGAGTTTCTTCTACTATTCTTTGCTTCTCAGTAGGTACCTTATCAAAAGGCATCTGTGGTAATGGAAGGTAACCTAGTATTCCTAAGTCTACATTCATATTACTTCTTACCTTTCTTCACCACTCCACCTTTAGCGGCTCTAAAGGGTTTCGTCTTTTTTGCAATGCTTTTAGGTTGAGCCACAAACTGCTTACCTGCCTTCGTGCCTTGTCGTTTAGCTCTGGTTGTAGCGGCATACTCACTGCTGCTAAGAGACTTAATAGCTGAAGAAGGAAGGTAACGTTCACCAGTTGCTTTTGGTCCTTGAGTAGAAGGCTTACCACTCTTGGTTCTCCACTTTTGTTTTGTCCAGTTTTTTAAAGACTTTTGAGATTTAGCGAGGGACATTACTTGTAGCCCCCGCCTTTAGCCTTGTATTGTTTTGCCAACATCTGCGCTTTACGTGCTGACCATTGACCAGGAGCACCACCTTTACCACCAGCTTTTATACTATTGAATAAACTTTTACGCATACTGGGTTTAGTATAATTACC